CATCCAGAATCATCCATTGTATGATTTGATGATGTCATTTCGGAATAATCCCAAAAAGAATCCAAATCAAATGAATCCGGATTTCTACCCAAATCTTTTATGACAAATTGTTTAAACATACTAGGATATGGCTCTATTTGATTTGGAGAAACTACTTCGTTTTCTAACATATGTTCGGTTAAAAGTTTATCCCAATCTTTCGGAAAAACATTATCATCATTTACTATTAAAATTTTATCGTGTGTTGAATTATAGACACCCATATTAGTAGCACGGCAAGTTCCAACATTACTTGGAATGTTCAAAACTAAAACATCGTTTTCGTATTTTTTCAATATATGTTTGTTTTCTTCGTATGTACCATCAACAACTATTATTATTTCATTCTTATTAGATTGACCTTCTAATGCAGATTTTATACACAAATCCAAAACATGAGACGATTTATAGGTTGGTATTATCACAGAAATCATTTATTAAATCCCAATTAAATTATAGTAATCACCGATTCTAAATTTTGAATCCATGTTTATGGATCCATGATTGCTAGGTTCATATCTATCATATGGTATTACTCTGAAATCAACACTTACTCTGGTTTTACCAGTGGTGTTTATTTTATTACCGTGTGTTAGATTGCTACCATCCCATTTTATCATTTCACCGTAATTACAGTTCATTGGAAAAAAATCTCCTTTATCTTCTTCAGTCTCAACCCATATTGTATTAGTATCAAAAGCATCCGTGAATGGCAGAAAGAAATTATCTTCACAGATTCTTTCTGCCCAATCAACATCCCTATACATTTTATCTTTGTGAAATTCACCAACTGCCAAATTGTTCTGATATGCAACTCTAAATGTTGGTATCTTTTGATATACTATTGGTGTATCATATATTGGCAAAACAATATCCGTAATAAAGGATGTATAGATATTATCAAATTCTCGTGTTTTTGTCCAATCATAATATATTTTATGGTATTTAGTTTTTTGATCATTTTCACGTCTAATAACTTCAATATCCTCGTTAATATTATTCAAATCATCTATTGAAAATATCTCACAAATCTTTTCTCTAAATTTATATGTACTTGTATCATAACTGAATTTAATCATAATTACTCGCTTTCTAATGTTAAAAATTTACCACCGTGTGTTTCTACGGCATAACCAATTACCCTTTCAAATCCGTGTGAAAATAAAGAACCGTCATCTGCATAATATTCTTCAAATTCTTCATATAATTTATTCAAGTCACAATCACCAAAAAATAAATTTAAATATTCCGTTTTAACCAAAAACATTGATCCAGAAAAAAAACATCCATGTATGTCAGATTTCAAATAACCACATACTCGTTTTATGGAATCTAATGCCTCTAAATATGTTCTTGAGTTTTCAGTTTCAGTATATCTGGTATTAAACCATCGTAATGAACCGGCCATAAAAATATCTGGATTCTCTCTCATATATGATAATACCGTGTTGAATTTTTCCGGATTAGCTATTATTGAATTTACTAATTGTTTTCTCCAAATATTACCATAACCATAAACAGATCTATTATCGGATAAAGATTTCTTTCCGTGTAGTTTTAGCACATATTCGTAATTGTCTTTTCTTATCTTTTCCCAAGCATACACAAACGGACCAAAATCTGTTCCTTTATTTTTTACAATCAATATTTGTTTTGCAAACTTTTTTATATCTTCTGTGTATTCATTTTCTTCATTTACAGTAACATATAGATGAACATTATCACTTAGTATAGGAAGTATTTTTTCTTTAAATTCTTCCCACAAATCTTGATAATATAAATGTAATAAAATAGCAATCATACATTGAAACCCTAAAATATTTTAGAATAAAATTCGTTTTGTTTTTCTTGTTTTTCTATCGACTTCAAATGTAAAAGAGAAAATTCCCTTTCCTCTGGAAATGCAGAGTATTTTTCAAATCCTTCTAATCTCTCATGTACTTTGTTTTTCCAATTTATGTTATCGGCATTTCGATATATTCTTGTTTGATAGTCTGGCCAATTTATCCGGTGTTGTTCGTCAAACTTCCATCCCCATTTTTTTATATGTTCATCGGTAATTCCTTCTACTATATTCCATCTTGGAACTAATATCATTTCAACATTATCATTATCATTCAAAATCAAATGTAAATTTTGAATTAAAAAATCAGAAGGAACTTCATCGGCGTCTATATTAAATATCCACTTTCGTGAACAATATTTTTTTAAGTTATTTTTGAAATCTGAAAAATTATCATTTAAAGGGAATTTCACATATACTAAATTAGAAACCTTGTCAATATAATTTGCAACAACATCTTCCACTTCTTCAGTTACCCTATCAGAGTCAGATTGAATTACTATTTCATCTTCATCGGATATGTTAGATATTAGATACGATAACAAAAGATTTAATTCTTCTGCTTCGTTATGTACAGTTATTGTATATGAAATCATTTAAGAAATCTCCGAAGGTTTTTTAATTTTTGGCAATGATAATATAACTCTTTCTGAAAATTTTGGCAATCTTTTTTCTAATATTTTTTCAAAATTTTCAACCATTTTTTTGTAAGACCAATTTTTTTTAAAATCTAACAATGATGATTTAGATTTTGAATGATAAAAACCATATTTGGAATACACATCTTTAATACGTTTTGATGCCGTATCATAATCCACCGTAAACCATTGAGTTCCTTCGTTTATTATTGTATTCCAAACAGCACTACTATGAACATTATTTAATTTTCCAGGTAATAAAATATGATTATTTGGGTTTACAAAATCAAGATGACCACTCCATCCAGAAACTATAACTGGTTTTCCTGTGGTAATAAATTCTGCAATAGGTCTACCATAACCTTCACCTTTTGTAAAAGAAACAAATGCCTTTATTTTTGGATGGTTGTAAAGCGAGTTCATTTCAGTTTCATTCAAATCTCCGTATAGAACATAAATTTTAGGAAATTTTTTAGCACTTATCATTTTTTTTATACCATTTATTCTTTTAATGATTTCGCTTCTTCCTTGTATTGAAAATGTACCAATCGATGTTTTTAACACTAAAGCTGGTGCATTTTTTGTATCTTTGAATGTGTCTAGAAATGTATAAATTAGTCCAGACATATCTTTTCTATCTTGACCAAAATCGCCCTTCAACCAATGTCCTACGAATAAAAATGCAAAATCTTCTTTTATTTTTGACAGTTCTTCATAAACATTTTTATCATTTTTTGATTCTTTATTGAAAATATCAGTTCTAACGCCTTCGTGTAAAACTTCTATTGGTTTATTTATTTTAATGGTATCGAGTAATTCTCCAGTAGATTTATCTCGTTTTTCATATGAAGTTTCCATAAAAACATTCTTTGCATGTTGAGACGGAACTATTATCAAGTCCATTCTGTTACACCCATCAATCCATTCCGGAGAACAAATGTTCGTCTCTATTCCTGCGGTTATTCCTATGTTATAGGTTCCTACTGGATTAAACTCTGTTGGTATCGTACATTGAACCCAGACATCTGGTTTAACTCTCAATGGTTCATTTGTAATTACCGATAATAGTTGCCAATCTTCTGGATTATTGATGTCTAATGCATTCATAGGTGTATCACCCCAATTTATAGACATAACTCTCAAATCAAATTTATCCATACTGATTATGGAATTAACTAAATCTCTTGCATGGGATCCATATCCACTAACAGTTTCTACTGGTCCACAAAAAACTAACGATGGTTTTTTACTCATATTTTCCTCAAACTAAATTTATATCAAATTTCTTTCTTGGTTTAAAATGTTCAAATGTATTATCAATACTTGAAATAATTCTATTTGACATTTCTTTTTTACTCATACCAACTTTTTCTTCCATGATAAAATCTCTACCCATTTTTCCGGCTTCTTCTCTTTTATCTTTTTGCATAATATACCATTCATATAAAGCATCACCTATCTCTCGATAGTCAGCTCTATCATCAAATATGTATGGAGTTGGAACAGATCCTTGTAGTGATAAGTTTGAAGGCCAAACTGGCTTAACCCAATCTCCATATTTTAATTCAGACCAAACGTATTTATCGTGAAGTGTATGTATCTTAATATAATCTTCCGCAGTAAAATAGTCATTAGTTTCTGGATTTATGAAACCACATTGATCCTGCAATCCGCCAGTTACATTAACAACGATTGGAACTCCACACGAAAGTGCCTCTGCAGTACCAAGACCAAACCCCTCATTTGATGCCATGTTCAAAACAACATCAGCCGAATTGTAAAATATATTTAATTGTTCTTGTGTAACTATTGAATGGTTAAATAAAACAGAATATTCATTACAAAGTGTATCTATAACAGCCATTAAATCTGTTCCATTGTTATCGGTTGGTACAGTATTCATAAAAAGAATACAATCTTTTTTAGCATTACCACCGTTAGCATCAATTTTTTGACATAAATGCTTGTATGCAAGTATAACATCACCTGGATGTTTTCTGTTTATATTTCGGTTGTTCCACATAACAACA